CGGGCATGTATTCCATCTGATCAAAATCAATATATCTCTCGGAGCGACGTTGATTGGATATTGCATTAGCGGCAATTTGGTCTAACGGATTATAAGTCTGTTTCTTAAACTGCTGACCGGAGGCGGTCTTGAATCTAGAAGCGTATTTGTCCAGATGTTGCCTTCTGATCTTGCGCCCAGATTGCGAACGATAGGTAACTATCGGACCTGAAAAAAGTCTAGTTAGCGACTTAAATAACGATGATTGTGTGTTTACAGGGTTTTTCCCTTTTCTCATATTTCTTGGTGCCATTTATTTTCTCACTTTATAATCCACATATATTCTTTGTATAAATTTTCTGCATCTGACATTTTATCCATAACTCCATCTTCTTTGTATCCAATTTGTCCCCTTATTTTTGTATCAAAACTGGTTCTTGAGGTTATTATAGCATCTACGAAAGCCTTCTTGTAGTTCAAATCTCTTTGATTTGTCTGTAGTGCTGTGTCTCTGACCCAACATGCAATCGCAAGCGCCATAACTAAATCATCATTGTATCCTTTTAATGCTTGGGGTTTTCCGTTTGTCCAAATAAATGTTCTCAATTCATTTGCCAGACGAGACGAATATGTAGTAATTAGTTTGTTTCTTATAAACTCTTCTAATTTAGCAACAACCAGTGGCCGAGTTTTTGAAGATGTTGTAAATCCGGGTACCGCTGAATTCTTATGTTCTGCCATGTGCTGCTCAATATATTCATGGGTAGATTTTACAGAATAATAAATATTTGGGTAAGCATAATCAATTAATTTGTCTAAAACCGTGTATCCGATGCTGTTGTTCTCTATAACCATCATTGCGTTTCCAAATTCTCGGCCGATTTGATTTAACATGTTCGCATACAAATCGGGCGTTGGTTTACCTTGATACTCTCCCACAACCTGCATTGTTTCTAACTTAATAATATGAAAGGTTGAATAGTCTGCTCCATCGCCGCGAGCCACGTCCGCGGTCAACAGGTAGCTGCACGAAGGATCGTGCTCTTCCCAAATCCAGAAATTACGATCAAACGCTGTTTTGTATTTTGGTTCAATTATATTGTTTGTGATCCACTCAAGGGCGTCTGGATCGATCACAGTTTCACCAGAAGTGTTGAAATTACATTCAAGCTCTTGGGCAATTTGCCGGCGTGACATATTGCGGGTCTCTTTTTTGAACCACTCTTCATCGCGCTCGGGATGGACGTCCCACATTAACGTTGTTAACTTGAAATTATTCTCTTTGGTCTCGGCGCCCACACATGTTTTGTGGAACCAGTTACCAACACCATTTGGGGTTGATATCGCTATGCAACGACCACCGGTGGACAGTGTGGGATACAGGCCGGTCCATAAATCCTCAAGCCCGTCAATGTGTGCGGCCTCATCAAGAACTAAAAGAGACAATGCTTCTGAACGACCTGCATCACCAGAGGTAGAAGCAGCTTTGATTGTTGAACCATTAGAAAGCTCAAATGAAGTGCGGTTATCAGTAGAGATAGAAGCAATTCTAATCCAATCTGGTAGATTTTTCATTATACTTTTGACTTTGCGGACAAGGTTTCCAGCGGTCTCAAACTTGGTGGCCATAACAAGAATGGACTTATCACGATGAAACAGCATCATCCATACAATATAGCCGGCGGTCAATGTAGAAATACCAAGCTGACGTCCCTTGTTGATCACGTTGAAACGATAGTCATTAAAGTCGTCCAATAAATCATCTTGGTAATCAAAGGTGTTGAAAAGAATCAACCCGTGCATCGGGTGAGATATACGGGCATACGTTTTAAGGAAGTAGGAGGGGTCTTTACCGCATTTAACTACTTCTTTTAATATCTCTTTCTTTGTTAATTTGAAACTCATACATCTTTTAAGTTTTCGTTAGCTCGGCCAAGAGAATCTCCCGTGTCTAAACCATCTAAAATATTAGCGACATTATCTAGAGCGCTTTGTAGTTCTGGATGGTGTTTGACTGCATCCTCAAGAGCGTGATATGTTGTCATTAACTTTTCGTAATCGTCGGGGGCTTCTTTGGTTGGGGTGTTAGTTTCTGGGGGGCTCTCCCCTTTCATTACATCGTAAGATGCTTCAAAATCTTGGTAATCATCAAATACTTCTTTAATCATGGCTTTAACTTCTTCAAATCCTATTCTGCGACGTTGAGGTTCTATGTATTCGGGAGCAAGTTTTTCAATAACGGCTGTAAACAAATCTAACATTTCTTCTGGTGGCAGCTCTTGTACCAAGGATACGACCCGATCTTCTAAAGGGGGACCAGCACGATCTTGAAAACCACCGTAATCACTCTCTGGTGCGTCATCTGATGGAACATCTGAGACTGCGGCTTCGGCTTCCGGATCATATGCACCTTCTTCGTCGTACTCATCATCGTATTGAGGCATATCATCCGTAGGAAGGGGCATTGTTTCAGCAGAACGATCAACATTGGAATCATTTGCTGGTGTTTGTTTTCCGCGTTTGTAGCTGCCCGGGCCATATTCACGTTCAAGCCACTCTGGTTTGGGCCCTTCTTTCTTAATCCAAGCTACAAACTCATCAGCTTTTTCTTGAGTCATAACTTCGTCAAGATTAAATTCTTTAGCATATTCTTCTAAAGCTTCTTCTTTGATGTACTCTTCTAAAATAATCTGCTTAAGTCGGGATTTACTAATTTTCACTTTACGATTCCTTTTTTCTGGAATCATTCTCTGGGCGCTTGCCACCCTTACCATTCCATCCACCTTGGTCAAGGAACTTTTTAAAACTATCTTCTAGGCGATCTTCAGATGGTTGACTGTATGCCATGTCTTCATCTAAGCCGCCAATCTTGTAGTGCATTTTGGCAGTGACCCAGCTTCTCACTCTGGATGAATTTTCAACACGGACATCAACTTCACCTTCTTTGGTAAGAGTAACTCCACTACCTGTGATCTTCTTGTATTCTTTCTTGAGAAACTTAACAATATCGGCAAGGCGTTGTTCAATCTCTTGCTCAAAGCCATTAGCATATACTTCGCGAAGCTGTACTTCAGAATGGTAGCCTAAGCAAAGCATGTTACCATAAAAACTAACATTAAAACCATCCATCACCCTTTTATCAATCAGTGGGCGCCCTTCATCGCGTTGGAGACCGGGCTTTAAAGCTTCTCCGTTTTCATCCAATGCCCCATCATAAGCATTAGCTGCGGCCTGTGATAAGCCTTGTATAATTTCGTAAACTGTTGCCATTACTGATCTCCTTTAGTTTTCTTGTATTGTAAATAGTGTTTAACTGAAGAAAGGTAATCAGAGGCTTTGGTGATTTTGGCCTGCACCCAAGCATCTAATTCTTCTCCATCGTGAATCATTTGTTCTAGCTCCGACGCATATTCGGCGGTGCGATATAGCTGCGACTTTGCCATTTGTGATTCATCCTGATCATAGTCGCTGGTCACTTGTGGCAATGGTTGTGTGGAGGGCATGGATGACCCACAACCCTCTGTTGTAGTTAGAGGGTCGTCTTCTGTGCTAGATCCGCCCGGGTGCATTCTTTTGTCGAGCAAATCAAAAACAATTTGAATAACATTTCTTTTGGTATTTAAATCCATACCTTCCTCTGCTGCCAATTGGAGTATATACTCATAAACCTTGGTGGCTATATTCCGCTCTTGCGGACTAATCTCGCCGGCAGTGGCTTTGGTAGCAGTGCGCGTTTGAGTCGTTGCTTTTCCGACGCCAGCACTGGCGCGGTCTTTCTTTACATCAAGGGCGCCCTCTTCATTAAGTGATTCTAAGATAGCTCTCTTGATATCATTTTTCGTTATCTTCATTTGGTCTCCATCCTTTTATCCACCTGTCTTCTCTCTGCTGTACATATTTGTAGTAGCATTTCTCGCAACATTCAAACTTAGCCATACAAACATTATCCATAGATTTTTTGGGATATCTCCCGCAAACCGGACATGTCTGAACAGGTTCTCTATTAAGTAGTTTTTTCGATACCTTTATTCCATTAATATCTATTTTCTCGGCAGACTGTTCATTTTGCTTCGCTTTCTGGTACAGTTCTTTCATCTGCCGAAGATAATCTTTCTCTTTGGATTCATCCCAATTGGCTTTTGGGTTTTGAATAGCCTCATCGCCGTATTTCTCAGCTATAGCTTTTTCTACAGCAGCAATTTGATCGTAGTTTTTATTTGTCATTTATGGCTCTATATGCGCCATATGATGCCGCAGTACCAACGAGGATCCCACCAGCAAAATACAACCATTTGTGCCGCGGAGAAGTTTTTTTTAGTGAATTAGCCAAAGCTTTAATTTCCATATCTTTCTGTAGTATAAACAAATCGTATTCATCTGTTAAGGCTTTATGTTCAATTCTCAGATCCTCTAATTTGAATTCGTATTCTTCTTTTTGAATTTTTAGTTGATAGTCGGTTTTGATATCACACGAATACTTGTATGTGTCATAGTCTGCTAATATTTTTGCCATTGCTTTCTCGTCAAAAAGAACGCCGGTAAACGGCGCTGGCGCCTTGTATTCTAGGAAGGTAAACTTAGCCGGCTCAGTCGCACTTGCTGAGAGGCTCAACATTATAAGAAGTTTAAGGAACATACTCAATACCAAATTTAGTTTCTATATCTTTAATTAGTGCTTCCTTATCATGTCTGAACTTTCTTTTATATTCGTTATTCTTTTTTTCTCGAAGTCCTTCAAGTTCTTCTTGAGCCTTCTCATACTCTTCTTCAATCGCCGCAATTGATTCTATAAAGCTCTCCATTAATAATTGCTTCTTTTCTATTTCTCGCTTGTGGATTTCTCTTAAGCCTTCTATCTGGGCTTCGTGAGATTCTATTTGAGTTTCATACGCGGTCTGCATAAGTTTATAGTCGTGACCGTTCTTGAGAGCCACAACGGTCAAAAGCAATACTATTAGTATTGCCTTCCAATTCTTCAGAGCAAATTCTAGTATCTTCTGCTTAATCATTATATCCCTTTAGCCGGGCAATACCATCGATAACCGTTTGGCCCCCAATATAGATTGCTGAGATAATCACCCAGTCTTCACTGGTGACGTGCTCTGTGAAGGTCAACGCCGTAGCCGTTAACCATACCATCAACTTGCGCGATGTTAATTTTTCTAACCAACTGTCTACAAATGCTTGTGCTTTTGCCATCATTATTACCTCTCTTTTAATATGTTTTTTAATTCTTCACGAATAATTTCTTCAACAGAATACAGCTTTTTTAAATATCTTTTAGCTTTTGAAACAGAGCTAGAGCAGCCCTTCTTTTTACCCTGTGAGCCATCTCGCATTTTCTTGTATATACACTTGCCGACGCGCTTGTAAGGCATTACTTAAGTTTTGCCAGCTTTGAGGCCAAGGCCGGTGTTTCATGCTTAAATTGGGCGATTGAATCCATAATACTTTCTGCGTTTGCGGGACCATTGTACCATTCAAAGAATATAGATGCCATATTATATTTAATAATCCACTTCTTTTGAATTCCAGCTTCAACACACAAAGCTGTGAATATCTCGGCTACGTCACCAGCATCTTCCTCTTCCTGTACTACTACAAGTGTGGGAGATACAGAAGTCTTCTTTACTAATTTATTCCAAAGTGTTTTTAATAAATTCATGTTGCCAATCCATTCATGCTTCTTTTCAGTTCATTTAATGAAAAGTTTTCAAATCTTTCTTCTTTGATGGGCAATTTCCATTTACCGCTACCTGAATTCCAATCAATTTCGCAATAGCAGGATGTTTGCCCGTTCTCTATAAACTCAACCAATCTGTGTAAGCCGTCTACAACTAAAAACTTTTGTTCTTCCTCGATCCAATTAACTTTAATTGGGGCTTGCGGGGTTCTGCTTCGTGCCCCTTTCAAGACATTTTGATAAGCAGCAAGAATTCCCTGCTCCGTGTTACCTGTTTCGACAATCAAATGATCAAAGTGGATCTTAGCTTCGCCGAGGGCGCCCTGTAGCGATTTTAGCACCTGCTGCAGCTGGCCGGCCAAAGCAGACGCCTTGACTGTTGCCTGTTTTACTGCTGCTGGATTTGCTTTTGCTTGCTGGCCGCCTTTCGCTGCTGGCGACACAGCGGTACTCTCAAAGCCTTGAGGGCCGGAAGCAGCTGCTTTGGCTTTCTTGTCGGCGGCGACATCGTCGGCGGTTGCAACGTAAGTATTTTTGAAGGGATCTTTTGTCTTTGGTTCAGGTTCGCCGGCTTGCTGTCTTTTAAAGCGTGCAAGCTCTGCTTTATACTCTTCGGGAGATATGAGGCCCTCATCTGCCATGGCCTTCAGTTGCTTAAGCTCTTGTTCTGTATTTTCTTTTATGTGCTTTCGCCAATTTTCAAATAGTTTTTTCATGTTGCTAATCCATTCATACTTAGTATCGCAATCAATCCGGGCACATTCTTTCTGACATAAACGCCAGAGAAAAGTGTCTCGCATCGGCCGCCGACATAAGCGATTGCCGACTCAATATTCTTGCTGACTTTTGGATCAGCCACCATCTCTTCTGACACAACCAGCACTAACGAGCCTGCAGCAGCCTTTCCCTTGGGGGGAGGGCATGCAGAACGATTCATGCAGTTATGGAGGATCACCGATCCAAGCTTAGCTGTATTTGGATCTTTTATCATAGTTGAGCCCAAGAAGGCACGACCGTCATTGCCCAAACATGTTTCCAAATCCTTGCTGTCAAAAGATTGGATCGGTGAATCCTCAGTGGAGAGCTTTAACACTTGGGCAAGTGACTTAGCAAAAGTTGTGTTGGCGACAGGGTACATGCCAAGCATGCCGATTCTGCCGCGCAGTAAGCGTGTAGCTCGTTCGTTATCAAGAACGATATGCGGATGTTTAGCAACGTCATTTGCCAGTGTCAACGCATTACGAGCGATTGTGGGGTTAAGGTTTTCTTGTGCGGTTGGCCATGAGACTATGTAAACGACCTTGCCGCTCGACTGCACAGAGCGCATGTAACGCTCAAAGACAGGGTGCAGAGCGGTAACACTACTACCGGTACCGCCACCACCGCCAGCAAGGACGAATAGCCAATCAACTTTACCGAGTTTGATGCGGAGGGCATCTTCAACAATTGCACCATTTTGACTTAAAACCTCTTTTCCATAGTCTACGTTTTTTCCAATCCCGTCTGAATCGGGAATGAGGACAACGTGATCCTCTTCTACATTCTTTGGAATGTCTTTACCTGTTGAATTTACGAGCAACGTTTTATTGAAACCTAGTTCAATAAACGCATTCGCCATTTTATTGCCTCCACCGCCGACACCGACAAAACCAACATTGATAGATGAGGGTGCTGTATTCTCGGGGAGTAAATCTTCATCAGAGTATTCCATCTGTAATCCGAAGTCCTCAACCATGCCGAAATCTTCTGCATCTACTTCTTCGTGGTAGCTGTCTTTTTCCTGCGCAAAGGCGGGAGGTGGTTCTGCGGGAGGCAGAAAATCAAATTCGTTTTTATCTTCTTTTTCGTCTGACATTATTGGTTTACCCTTGCGTATCCAGATTTCTTTTCAATTACGACCTGCATATCAACACAATCTTTAAGTGAGTCAAGATGAGAGATCA